GAAGTCCCGGTAGACAAACTAGTCAATGTCTACATCAAGATGCGCGACAAACGGGCCACCCTCTTGCGAGAGTATGAGGAGCAGGATGAAGCCATCAAACAACAGATGGAAGTGCTGGAGTCCAAGTTACTGGACCTCTGCAAATCCATAGGGGCAGACAGCCTCAAGACATCGCATGGCACCGTCATCCGCACGGTAAAGACTCGGTACTGGACCAGTGACTGGGGCTCCATGCATAAGTTCATCATGGAACACAACATGCCTGAGTTGCTGGAAAAGCGGATCAGTCAGACCACGATGAAGCAATTGCTCGATGAGAACCCGGACATGATGCCTCCGAACATGAACATCGACAACAGGTACGCAGTTACTATAAGGAGAAGTTAAAGTGCAATCTGAAAATATGACCGTATCGGAGGTTGCGAAATATTTGCTTGTTTCGCGGCAAACCGTTTATGTAATGGTGCGAGAGGGTAAGCTCCCGCACTTCAAGATCGGCAGCAAGATTCGGTTCAGACGAGTCGATATCCAAGCTATTGCCACCCCCCAATCCAAACCTGTAACCACTGGAGTTAATGATGAGTGAAGTGACCCTGTTTTCCAAAGGCGGCAACGCCCTGCCCGCACACCTGCGCAACCTTGAGTTGGACGAAACCACGAAAGCCCTGATGGGCGGCAATGGTGGCGGTTCTGGCAAGCGCATCTCGATTCGCGGCGGTGTGTTCCGCATGCTTGTTGACGGCAAAGAGATTGCCCAAAACGAAGACCGCGCAATGAACATTGTGATCGTGGCGGCGAACGCCAAGGTATCACGCAGCTACTATGCAGGAGACTATGAAGAAGGTAAAAACATTTCCCCGGATTGCTGGTCCAACGACGGCATCGCCCCTGACACCAAGGTCGCGGAGCCGCAGGCATCCAAATGTGCATCCTGCCCGCAAAACATCGCAGGGTCTGCAAAACAGGGCGGCGGTCGTGCTTGCCGTTTCAGCCAACGCATGGCTGTGATGCTTGAGAACGATATGAAGGGCGATGTGTATCAACTTACGCTTCCCGCTCAGTCGATCTTTGGTGATGTAGAAGGCGGCAAAATGCCGATGCAGGCATACGCTAAGTTCTTGGGCGGTCATGGGCTACCGATTACCGCTGTGGTTACCGAGATGCGCTTTGACACCGCAAGCGCCACCCCCAAGCTGACCTTCAAGGCAGTGCGCCCGCTGGAGGCAGATGAGTTGGTCGCGGCACAAGAGAAGGGCCGTAGCCCCGAGGCTAAAGCAGCTATCAGCCAGACCCCCGCCGCTATGGACGGAGCCAAGCCCAAGGCTATCGAGAAGGCTGCACCTGCCGCTGACGATACGGACGAGGCTGAAGAGCCAGCACCTGCCAAGGTCAAGGCTGAGGAAGTGCCTGCCGAAGAGCCGGTCAAGCGCCCGAAGAAAGCTGCACCGAAAGATGTAGCCGCCATCTTGGACGACTGGGCTGAGTAAGGAGTTCGGGGGGAAAGCGGATGCTGCGGATACGTCCCATAGGCATTGAGCCTCAGTGCAGCGAGTACCCCCACCTACACCATGAACAACAGAGGATACTCACGCAAATTTGCTGAGGCGAACAAGAAGGCAGACTCATCTCATGTGGGTGTGCAGCTTGGTCGCATCTGCATTGCCCAAGACATCCCCGTGCCTGATGTGGCTGAGTACCTTGGCGTATCGCGTCAAGCAGTCTATCTGTGGTTCTTGGGGAGATCAATGCCGCATCCCCAGATGCGAGAGACGCTCAAACAGCTTATCACTAAGCTGAAAGCCAAATAATCCGATCAACCCCCGATCCACTGCCGCCAGCAGTGGGTTGTTTAAAGAGTGAACATGACCTCACGGAATTCCTTTCTCTCTTCTGTTTTGGCAGAAGAGGGTCTGTACTGTGTGGTTGGGCTGAGGAAGAGTGTTGTAAGACAGATTTTTGTAGAGACCATCGAAGAAATTGATGGTGCCGTTGAGGGCTTTCTTTCGCAGGGATTCGACACCTACTTTGGGTGCGCAAAATATCTCAGGGCAGAAGAAGGACGCACAGCGCAAAACGCCAAATGGTTCAAGGCATTCTGGCTGGACTTAGATTGCGGTGAAGATAAGCCGTACGAGTCTCAGACAGACGCCATCGAGGCGCTCAAAGGTTTTGTCAAGGTAACCGGACTCCCAAGACCAACTATCGTCAATTCAGGACGCGGTGTGCATGCGTACTGGACACTGACAACGCCAATCTTCTACAACGATTGGAAGCCGACGGCAGAAGCGTTCAAAAAATTCTGCGCGATTTACAACCTCAAAGCTGATCCCGCCGTAACCGCAGATGCAGCCCGCATCCTGCGTATTCCAGAAACCCTGAACTACAAAGACGCGCCGCCAAAAGCGGTGGATGTGATGCTGGTGTCACAGCCTGTGACACTTGAGCAATTTAGGGGCATCGTGGGTATTGGCAGCGACGAGGATGATGCTGGCCTACCGTTTTCAAAGAGCGCCCACAAGCGCCCAATGGATGCCACGACCCGCGCCTTGATGGGCAACAACATCTCCAAGTTTGGCACCATCATGCGCAAGAGCGCACAGGGCAAGGGATGTGCCCAGCTTGTGCATATCTATCAGAACCAAGAAGAAACAGAAGAACCGCTGTGGAGGGCCGGACTTTCAATTGCCGTCAACTGTGAGGACGGTGAGCTTGCAATCCACAAGATATCGCACGGGCATCCTGAGTATGACCCGTCAGAGACTCAAAATAAAGCCAACGCGCTTATAGGTAAACCGTACAAGTGCGCAACCTTTCATGGGCTAAACCCCGGCGGGTGCGATGACTGCCCCAACAGAGGCAAGATCACCTCTCCCATCCAAATCGGCGCGGCTATCGCTGAGGCCAAGGCTGAAGACAACATTGTTGTCATGCGCAATGCAGTGCTGGAAGAGGAAGTCACTGTCGAGATTCCTGAGTATCCGTTCCCATATTTCCGTGGCAAAAATGGTGGTGTCTACAGACGCTCCATGCCGGGAGAGCACAAAAAGAAAAAGGACGACGATGACGATGATGAGCCACAAGACAAGCTCATCTATGAATACGATCTTTATGTGGTCAAAAGGCTGGACGACCCAGATGTTGGGGAGTCGCTGTGGATGCGGCTGCACATGCCAAAGGACGGCATAAAAGAATTTTCTTGCCCGCTCTCAAGCGTCATGTCACGCGACAAACTTAGGGATGTGCTGGCGTTTCAGGGTGTGGCGGCATACAACGCAAAACTGGATGGAATCATGGCTTACGTAACAAGATGGGTTAACGAACTACAGCAGGTAAGTGAGGCTGAGAAGGCACGGCAGCAATTTGGCTGGCATGAGAACGACACCAAATTTGTTGTGGGCAACCGGGAGATTTCGGCATCTGGGGTTACATACAGTCCGTCCTCCAACGCCACCGCAGAAGTTGCAGCAGCCTACGGCAAGAAAGGCACCATATCCGAGTGGTCACGGGTTGCCAATCTGTACGGCACTCCTGGCAACGAGGTCCGGGCGTTTACGCTGTTCGCAGGGTTTGGCTCGGCGCTCTTCAAATTCACCAAGCTCAGCGGTGCCATCATCCACCTGACAAACAACGGCTCCGGGGTTGGTAAGACCACCATACAACACGTGGTCAACAGCATCTGGGGTCGGCCAGTGGAGACTCTGCTCAATCAGCAGGATAAGTACCTTGCCCGGATGCACCGCATCGCCGTGCTGGGAAACATCTCTGTGACTATTGACGAGTTGACCAACATGTCCGATGAAGAGGTCAGTGACATGGCCTACAGCATCACGCACGGGCGTGGGCGCAATCGGATGCAGTCCCAGACCAACGCGGAGCGCAGCAACACCATGCGGTGGGCGCTCAACGCCATCACATCAGGCAACAAGAGTTTGTACGATCAGTTGTACAACCTGAAGGATTTTCCTGAGGGCGAACTGATGCGGATACTGGAGTTTTCAGTCTCCAAGACCGACAACATGAGCAAGGCTGAATCCGATGAGGCGTTCAATCCCATGCATGAGAACTACGGGATTGCCGGTGAGCTATTCATTCGGTATGTAATCGCTAACTTACCTGAGGTCAAGAAGCTACTCTCCAAGGTGCAGCGCAAGCTGGACAAGGCAGCGGGATTCACGCAGCGGGAGCGGTTCTGGTCTGCCACGGCAGCGTGTGCCATCACATCGGGCATCGTCACCAAAAAGCTGGGCCTGCACAACATTGATGTCGCGGCTGTCTACGCATGGGCAGTCAAGGAGCTAGGCAGGATGCGCGTGGAGGTGCGCCCTGGTGTCATTGGGCCGTTGGCACAGCTTGGCCTTTTCCTCAACCAGCACAACAGCAATATGCTGATCGTCAACAGCACGGTGGACAAACGCTCTGGACTGACTGAGGTTCCAGTGCGCGAACCAAGAGGAGAGTTGATCACACGCTACGAGCCGGATACCAAACTGCTCTTCATCACCACCAAGACACTGCGAGAGTGGTGCAGTGAGAATCAGATATCTTACAAAGCCCTTGTCGATGATCTGCACAAGATGGGCGCATGCCACGGGTCGATAAAGAAGGCCATGTCGCGGGGTTCAGATATGTCCACCCCTCCGGTGAACGCACTGGTCATTGATTGCGCAAAGGCTACGGCGCTGGACCCTGAGGACACAACCCCGAAGCCCGAACCGTCATATGACGATAACGAATAGCGGAGTGCCCGTCGTAATAGAATGGCACAAATTCGCAGTGGGCAGTTCGTTTTATGTACCTACGCTGACGCCTGATACGTTGGCTGAGGATATCGAACGATCTGCCAAAGAACGAGGAATGGTGGTCAAACACCTTTTCTCAAAAGAAGGTGGCACCTACGGGGTGAGGTTCTGGCGGATTAAATGACCATGTGCTACAGTTCGCTCAGCAACGTGGTCTCCTCCTTTCTGTAGTTGCTATCTCCTGTCATAGTCCCCGGCTAACCACCGGGGATTTTTTTATCAGAAGATGTCTTCAGAGGCGTCAATCAACTCATCGCGCAGGCGTTTGTTGACCTGAATACCTTGATACAT